CACCTACCATCTGGGTACGGAACTCACTCCAATCATCGGGATCAACATTTTCTAAGGTTGCGGGGATCATGCGTCTATTGCTTTTAGTGTTTGTCATTATTTTGTGATTTCTTCGATCAGGGGCATAAGCCCATCAGCCACAACCAGTTCTAGATCTTTCATTGCTTCTTCGACGGTAGGGTATAGAAGCATATCAGCATGATCCCAACCTTGCACCCATCGAGATTCGTTGTAGTGGCCTTCAAAGCCAGAGAGGAACTCGGAAGATCCTATGTGTCGTATAGCGTATTTCATGAGTGTATTATACCTTATTTAGAAGGGGATATCAAGGAAGAAACATAAGAGATCCATTTAGGAAGATCAGCTACGGGGATATACTCTCCCACCGTTTGATAATCTTCCGTGTAATCAGGCCAAACTATAAGATCACCATTCTTGTCGATAATAGCTGCCTCAAATGTTGTGGATGCAAGTAGTTCGTATTCATCCAAACTAGTATCATAGTTGTCACAGTAGTTATGCTGTCCGATTTGAACCGACAAGGAATAACCATTATCGAAGCTCAAATGAAACCCTTTGCCTTGAGTGATGGCGAGGTTGCTTGCGTTGCTTGTGTTGTTTTTCATAATATTGAGTGGTAACGTAGGTGAGATTTGAACTCACTATCTGAGATATATAAGACCTCGGCATTTACCTATTATGCTACTACGCTTTATAATTAAGATGCTGGGTCTACTCAGAGCAGTTTACCTTTCAATAAACACATCTTAAAGTTTTTAGAGGACATTACCTATAATCTACTATTTTTTCTTGCTTCTCCTAGCTTTCGTCCTTGTTCTCGTTTTGCATCACTTGTGTTATCTTCTTTCAACCGTTCAAGTGTATCCTTTGATGGAATACAAGAAATAGTAACCTTAGAGATTCCATTCTTTCTATAACTCCATAAAGGACACACTTTATCGGTACATTCATTAACAGATGAGCTAGTACCCTCCATACAAGAAAGACACATTAAATGAATAGCAGCAGATCTACTATTTTCATAATCAGCCTTAAGAGCCATTGAAGGTTTCTTTAGTCGAATATCGTTAGTATAATGGTCTTTCATAGTATTTTAAGAAGGGTCAGGAGTATACTCTTTACGCCACCTCTCGGAAACCCATTTATACTTTCCTTGGCTAATTACTTTATCAGACCAAGCATCATAAATAATCCAAACAGGACTAACGGTATTTCCAGAACCTAATTTGCATAGACTTATTTGTCCATTATTAGCTTTTCCTTGAACAGTACAAAATTTATCGTAATTCATTAGTTATTTTTGATTACACGGGTTTGGGTAAATTCAATGCGATCATCACGGGCATCATCACGAATCTCTTCAAGAACTTCGAAAGTAGCCGAGTTGTTTTCATTGAAGTCAAGAGTCTTCTCTTCAATAAAGAGAGTAATATCTTCATCAGATACACCATTAATAATCATTTCAGAAGCTTCAACCAAGAGAGCAGAAAAATAATCCTTTTGTGAACGGTAAAACTCACGCATTGCAGATTGAAGATTCATTTCTGCCATAACTTCAGCAATCTTCAAATCATAAGCATGAAGACGTTTCTCGAAAGATTGTGCGCCCCCAGAAAAATGATGTGCAGCTTTGGTATAAGATTCACGACCACTAGTAATAAGGTTAGTGATGGGATCAAGAAGAGCATTATCTTGAGCATTAGAAAGAACTTGCTTTGCTTGCAAACGAGCAATTTCAGCCATCTTCTCAGCAATGATTTCTTCGGGAGTACGACGAGTTTGTTTGTTGTTAGTTTCCATAGTTTGTTTCTTTGTTAGAAAGTTAATTATAGGGAAAGGAAACATATCCCCTCCCTCTCATGTGTGCCATTATACAGAAATAGCATGTAAAATGAGCATCAATGTAGATTTTACATTGTAAGGGTAGTGTAAGGGTCAGTACCCCTTCGCCACTCTCACAGGGGAGAGCATACCAGACCCCTATGTAAAATCGGCGTTTATCTCGATTTTACATAGGGGTCTATAAGGGGATAATGAGATCCCGTTTTACATTTCGGTAGCGACTCTAAAACTGTTTAGAAATTGGAATATCTAACATTAATGAAAGTTTTTCCATTTCTTCGTAAATCCTACTAAGTTCTGTACATGAATCTTGGTAAGCAGATTCATTGACAGTAGCGGAAAATCTTTTAGCGTGTGTTTCACTCTTTGAAATATAACGTGCGCTAAGGGTATCAAATTGTTTTTGTAGTTCTTTAGTGTCCAATGGTTTCATCTCCTTCCGGGTGTTTCTCTTCGTGTAAAGTATAAAATGTGTTACGTGTCTCGGCTACAGGTAGAATACCAGAATCATCAATGTTTTCTACTACAGAAGTATAAACATAAACTCCTCGTTTCCAGTCACCTTCTGGGTGATTAAGATCATTATACTCTGGGGAGAATCCGCGTAATACATCCCAATCGGCGTAATGAATTATTTCGTAATCATATAGATTGTGCTGTTTCTTTTCAATATTAATCATAGTATGTACCACAGTACTTTCGCTTCGTCTAGTAAATCTAGACCTTCGGTTCGGTAATCATCTTTGTATATCACCGTATCAATACCTGATTGAATGATAAGTTTAGCGCATTCAACACAGGGAGCTAAAGTGATATAAATGGTTGCTTTCTTTGCACTTGAATTAGACTTAGCAAGCTTAGTAATAGCATTCATCTCGGCATGAATAACACTAGTAAGAGTCTTATTAGAGAAGTCTTCACAGGCATTATTAAACCCTGAGGGTGTACCGTTCCAGCCCTGTGAAATGATATGTCCATCCTTAACAATAATAGCTCCGACTTGTTTTCGTTTAGCATGGGACATTTTAGAAGTTCTTACAGCTAAGTCCATGTAGTAATCATCGTATCTTTGTAATTTACTCATTATGTTAATCTTAATTTCTTTTTATGTATAAATTATTTAGTATTTTATTTGACTTTATGACGGTTCATTCCCAGTAGTCCGTAGCCCACAATGTCCTGATATGGATTTTCATCAAAAGCGTTAGGGTTATTGGCAATACGAAATAACTTATCAAGGATCCTCGCAATCGTAAGGAGGTCATCATACTGTTCTGTCTTAATGCCATCAGGAAACATCTGCCTTAGACATTCACCACTACGACCAAAAGAATCTCCGTAAGCAAGTTGCTTCTCTGATACTAGTTTACCAACTTGATTACCTATCTCTGCGAAGTTATTCATCCTTCTTAATCTCCTCAACCATCGCATCAAGATCAGTCTTACGAGAAAAGTAGCTGGACGCGACCGCAGCGGGATACCCGTCATCCCAAGTAGATTCTGCTGCTTTTCTAATAGTTGTCTCAGCTTCTTGTAGTTGTAGCTTCAAGCGAATAATTTCACGTTCGTACTCATCAGCACTCCTAGAAGGAGGTAGGTGTTGTGGATTAGATTTGTAACTCATATTTTAATATTCCTTATTTATTTAATATATATATTGTTTTCTCTTATTCATACGTCTATTATATAACTTTCTTACTATCTTTTACCCCTTTATCGAATCCTTTTTCTATTCCTTTGTGTGATCTATTGGAATACCAATGCTCTCCGAACTTGTTTTCTTTGTTGGTGCATGATGATCTTGGTGCTAGTTGTTTATACCTATTGAGCATATACTCCTTACCTAAACACTTATAGTGAAGTAGTTTGATATCAGGGTACACGGAAGGTAACACTTGTCCTGTTGCTTTTGAATGAAAGTGTGCCCCTACGCTAAATCTTACCTCTACCCTATCAGGAGCTATAATTACGGGTTTGGATAAACCTAATGATTCATTTCCATGTTTGACTTTTTGGGTGAGCAGTTCTCCTTTCTTATACTTAGGGAACTCTTTAGAGAACATATCATATCCTGCTAGTCTTGGTACTCCTACTCCTTGTTCTGTATATCCTTCCAATACTCTCTCTATGTCTGGGTGATAAACAAACTCATCTGCATCTACTAAGATAGCCCAATCTGCTTTACCTGTAGCGTTGAACCCATACGTTTCGTCCTTGTATATATTTGATCTAAGGTTAGCTGATTCGA